AGTCACGATCTATCACCCCGATTGGAATATCAGTATCGGGAACCATGAGATTGAAGCAGTTACACCAACACTGCCAAGCAACGGCGCATACCTCAACCACTACCAATATCGCAGCTACGACCAATTCAAGCGCAAGAAGCTCACATTCTTCAAAGCGTTTGAAAAGGCTGGTTACTTGGATCACAAATTTGTCAAGGAGTACCGATTGTATCAAAAGCATGGGGAGGCGTACTTGGAGCAGATGTGGGATTATTTGCTGAGAGGGGTAACTGATTTTGAATTTAAACCACACGCACAATGATTAAACTGAGCAGCATCAAACCGAATCCAAACAATCCGCGCATTATCCGCAATGAGAAGTTTGAGAAGCTAAAGCAAAGCATTGAAGAGTTCCCGGAGATGATGGAGCTACGGCCCATTGTCATTGACGAAACAAATACAATCATCGGGGGCAACATGCGCTTTCGAGCTTTGCAGGAGTTGGGCAAAAAAGAGGTGCCAAACAGCTGGATCAAAAAAGCGTCAGAGCTTACCGAGGATCAAAAAAAGCGGTTTGTGATTACAGATAATGCCAGTTTTGGGGAATGGGAGTGGGAGGCGATTAAATCAGATTGGGACTTGGATTTTGTTGCTGATTGGGGTGTTGACGTTCCAGAGTTTGAGTCTGAAATAAATTATGGCAACAAAAACCAGGAAATAAACCCAGATGATTTTGAAGATGAAATGGTCATTAAACTAAAATACACAGCCGAAGACTACGAAAAAGTAAAGACTGAACTTCAAAGAATAGCAGTCACGCCAGAGCAAGCAGTTTGGAACTTACTAAAGCTTGAAAAATGAGTGAACATAAATTTCCGTACCGATGGAATTTAAAAGACGGCTATCCAGCAGCAGGGATAGAGCCAAACGGCTGCAAAGTATTCGGTACGTTTATTTGCGGTGGCGGTTCAACCATGGGGTATAAGCTTGCAGGATTTGAGCATTTGGGAGGGGTTGAAATAGATCAATCGATTGCTGATGTTTACCAAGTAAACCACAATCCTAAATATTTGTACGCAGAAGATTTAAGGCTATTTAACCAGCGTACCGATTTACCGCAGCAACTTTATGATCTTGATATTTTAGACGGTTCACCCCCATGCAGTAGCTTTTCAATGGCTGGAAACCGAGAAAAGGATTGGGGTAAAAAGAAAGTTTTCAGGGAAGGTCAGTCAAATCAAGTTCTTGACGACCTTGTTTTTGTTTACATCGAAACTATTAAAAAGCTACAACCTAAAGTTGCACTACTGGAAAACGTAAAAGGCTTGATAAGTGGCAACGCAAAAGCTTATGTCAAAAAGATGAAAGTCGAAATTGAAAGGGCTGGGTATCAAATGCAGTTGTTTCTTTTAAATGCCGCATCAATGGGGGTTCCACAAAAGCGGGAACGGATATTTTTCATTTGTCAAAGGAACGATTTGAAGTTAGCTAAGTTGGTATTGGAGTTTAATGAGGATGCAATACCTTTTAAGTTTTTTGAAGAAACAACAGGTAGAGAAGATTCGTTAACAGAAGATCAGTTAAAGTGGTGGAGTTTATGCAAAAAAGGATTTGCGTTTAGTTCGGTTCATCCAAAAGGCCATTGGTTTAATGCTTTTAAATTGGACTGGAATAGTGTTTTCCCTACGTTGACAGCAAGCGGAGGTAATGCGGGGCCTTTTCACCCTGAATTACCAAGGAAAATAAATTCAATTGAGTATTGTTGCGGCGGGACATACCCGCAGGATTACAACTTTAAATCAATTGAACCAAAGTACTTAATTGGAATGTCGGTCCCTCCGATAATGACGGCACAAATTGCACACCAAATTTGGTTACAATGGCTAAGCAAACTAAAGTAAAAGACCATGGCACACAAGCTAACCCAAGCCGATAGGGACAAAGGAAACGCCACACGCAAGGCCAGAACTGCAACACAAAAAAAGCAGATGCTGGACGCGCTTAAAACTACGTTTGGATTGGTCAAGCCAGCAGCCGAGAAAGTGGGCATTGAACGAAGCACTCATTGGCGATGGGTAAACGAGGATCAGGAGTACGCAAAGACGGTACTTGAGATACAAGAAAACAACCTGGACTTTGTAGAGATGAACATGTACAAGCAGATCGCAGAGGGCAACCATACGCTGATCATGTACGTGCTTAACAACAAAGGGAGTGCCAGGGGGTACGGTAAACGACTGCTTGAAATGGGCGTTGGGACAACACAGGAACTTGCAGACATTCCAAAAATAGTATGGGTGAAATCCGAGTAAATGAAAAGTTTGCCCCCCTTTTTGAAGCTCCAAAAACTCGATATGTCCTGCTATCTGGTGGCCGTGGTGCTGCTAAATCTTTTGCTATTACCCTTCTTTGCTCTCGCATCATGGCAGAGCACCACAACCAAAGAATACTTTACACCCGCTACACAATGGCGGCGGCTAATGATTCGGTAGTCCTTGAGTTTGCTGAAAAGATCGACATTCAAAACCTTCACCCCTACTTCACCCAAAAGAAAAACGATGTTTATTGCGGATCTACTGGATCAGCCGTATCGTTCAGGGGCTTGAAATCCGGCTCCAAATCCCAAACCGCAAAGCTCAAGTCAATCAAGGCCAATATTTTTGTGCTGGATGAAGCTGAAGAATTGACCGATGAAGAAGAATTTGACAAAATAGACCTTTCGATCAGGGACAAGAACAAAACAAACCTGATCATTCTCATTATGAACCCGACGAACAAGAATCATTGGGTTTATAAGCGTTGGATTCAAGACACCCGCAGGACTGAAATAATTGACGGGGTGCCCGTGAGCATCTCCACACACCCAGACGTTACGCATATTCACGTCACGTACCTGGATAACAAAGACAACCTTTCGGAGTCTTACCTGCGTCGCATCTACGACCTCAAGGCCAACAACCCCAAGAAGTATGCCCACTACATCATTGGCCAGTGGATTGAAAAAGCAGAGGGTGTAATTTATGAGGATTGGGCCGAGGGTGTATTTGATGAAAAGTTGCCGTATATTTACGCTATGGACTTTGGGTACTTCCCTGACCCGCTTGCACTTGTGAAGATTGCAGTTGATCGAAAGCGGAAAAAGATATACCTCAAAGAACTGATTTACGAAACGGAGCTTTCAAACGAGGGGCTTCTAAGGATGATGACCGACGCGATACTAGATAAGAGCAAGCCAATTGTATCGGACACCAACGAAAAGCGCACAGTAATGTTCTTGCGCTCCAAGGGGTTCAGGGTGATTGAGGCGAAGAAGGGGCCAAACTCCATTATCCAGGGTATCAAAGACATGAAGGATTACGAAATCATTGTCACGTCCGACAGCCCCAATATCAAAAACGAGCTTGATAACTACGTATGGGCTGACAAGAAAAGCGACACCCCGATAGACCAATACAATCACAGCTTAGACGCTGGGCGGTATGGGTTCACCTGGATTGTGAAGCATGTTCCAAGGCCGGGGGAAATGAAAACAGGTAAAGGATAAATCCAACATAATGGCAAAGAAAACCGAAATTGAGCAAACAGGCGAAGGCCAACAAAGCGAGTGGGTACACCCCGAAGCAGAGGCGATATTTAACGCCCTATTAGGGGCCTACGAAGATGCCAAAGAAGCAGGATTTAGGGCGCAATTCTGGCGCTCAATGATGCTTTCCTTGGGTGAGTTCTATGTAGCGGACAAACCTCGCGTTGTGGACTTCTTTTTGAACCAGGAAGGACTAAACCACCAACCCAAAGAAATACCCGCAAAGCAAGCCAAGCAGCCAAGCGAGTACAGAAAGGAACCTGATTACTCAGCCAAAGCCGGGCGGGAAACGTCGGGTGAATGTGAATCTTGCGGATAATGAAAAAGAAAGAAAAAAGAGTTGAAAATCTTTCCAATGAAAGATTGATTATCATGGCGAGTAAAATAATATACGATCTCCGCAAAAGAGACGGAAGGGACTTTGGCTTAAAACTACCTTTGGGATGGGATGAGGCTGATACTATTTTTATTGAAGTCATGAAAAGATTGAAGGATAGTCCAAAAGCAGACAAGGAATGATTGCACAACTATCCACTGGGGCCACAATCAATCTACCGCTTACCGCGCATGAAATACCGTGGGAGGCTTTTTGCGACTTCAAAGACCAGGAGCAAGAGTACTTTACCGCACAAGAAACCGAAGACAGCCAAGCCGCAATACTATCAATCACCAGGGCATTGGCTTACGTGTACGGGGATTGGATTTGGGATTTACCGTTTTCACTTGATGAACCGCTTGAAGAATTGTTTTTGAACAGCTTTACTGTCACGCTAGGCGACGATCTATCTGTTATGCGGCTGTATGCACACCTGAACACGATTATCAACACATTCAAGCCCGAAACGCTCAAGGACAAAGTTTTTAAGTTGATGATTGGCGGCGAAGAATACCAGCTTGACCAACTCAAGGCAGCTAAATTTTTGACGCTGGAAGGTGTTAGCACAGGCGAAGCAATAGAAGTGCTTGAGTTTCGACGCATTGCAGAGAAGAACCTAGAAGAAAAGAAGTTTGCCCTTGGTAGCATGGACTTTACCTTGGGGCTGCGAGAACTGGCAATACTTGTACGCAAGAAAGGGGAGTCGCTACCTTGGAACCGGAAAGAGTTGGAATCTTTCCTTAACGATAGGATGCAAACTTTCAGAACTGTAACCGCTGGCGAAGTCTTAACCCTTCGTTTTTTTTTGATCAATTCATACTTGCTTTGGCTGCAAAGCCAGATTACCAATTCTTCTGGAACGGTTCGCCCTATCAAGGTTCAGGAACTAAGTCGAAAGAAACCCGTGACCGTGAAGCGGCGGCGCGGGAAGCGTTTGAGTTGATGGGGTGGCGGTTGCTACTTGATGCAGCGTTACGGGAACAATGGTACATTGGAGGAATGGAATCACTTTGGATAAGCGACTTTGAGGATTTTGTTTTTTTGACTTCACTTAAAAATTCACGGGTGTGAAAGTACTAACCAAGGCTGATTTTATAGCCATTTGCCGCAAGATTGTAGCTCAAATGGCATCACGGGAACAAAACAAAAAGGGGGTGCCTCACCGGGTCAACTCCTTTGCTGCTTTTGTAGACGACATGCAACCAAGCGTCATGCATCCGTCGCTGGGGGCCACATATGGCGACTACAAAGCCGGGCGTTTCTTTTCCCGTAACTGGGATGCGTCTGGCAGCGATCCTTCCAAGATGTTCTTTGAATACCCTGGGATTGTGATACAGGAAACAGGTGCCTATACCAACTCTATCAAAAGCGACCGCATTTACTTGGATTTGCTGGTAGTGGCTTTTGATCGAAACACCTGCGAGAATTGCCCGCCGGAGGTATTGGGAACCGAAAGCACCTTTGAAAATACACTGTACCTTTTGCGCTCGTTCATTCGGGAATTGCTAAAGCACGAATTGACCGTATTTGAAACAGGTGAGTTTTGGATGACATACCATGAAGCAGCCTACGCAGTAACAAAAGGGGCGGTTTTTGTGGAATATCCCGGGGAATTGCTTGAGAGCTTTATTATTGCCCCTGAACGCTGGAAGTTCACCAAATACAGTGATGGGGCCATTGGCGGCGCAAGGGGTTACGCGGTAGAGTTTACAATCCAAGTATGCGAAACCATTGAAACCCGAATGAAGTACAGCGACCCCACTAGCTCAGTTGTTCCCGTCACAAATTGCGAGTCATGCGGATAGTCACGTATCAGGAATTGGTAGGCATTGCCCTCAACGCCGTGGAAAGCTTGGTTGAAAAAGG